TCTTCCTTATGCCCTCCCTCATAAGGACGAACTAATTTAGACTCAAACATAAACTCTTTTAAACCGGAGTGATGAACCAATAACCTCCCATATTTATCCCATCCTTGAATTTCTACTTTCGCAACCCATTTATTTCTCTCCCACCACTCTATCATCTTCTGTCTTGCTGCCGAGGCAGCAATCTTTTCACCTGGATTTTTCGTTCTTATCTCTGGCGCATCCCATCCCACACAACGACACTTCCACCTCCAACGTTTCCCCTGAAAACGAAAAACCAATTGATACGTATCTCCATCATAAACATTCACACATTTCGCCCATACTTTTGTCCCTTTTAAATCAAAGTAAGGACTGTTCTCTTGCGTCCAATTTTTTGAAAAACAACGAAATAAACAATTCATTTAGAAATCTTTTAGAATACATCTTTTTAAATCATTTTTTTCAACACTTTTCTTAGATATGTGTTGGAGTTGGGAAGTTTCTCTGGCGACGTTTGCCGTTGGCGCAGGTTCTGTCTGGTCTTGGTATCAAAGAAAACAAATAACTTTACCTCATGCTCTCTTCTGGCTTAGTTTTATCTCCATGCAACTTATTGAAACGATTCTCTGGCTATCCATTAACCATAACTTGGTATTACTTAATAAAATAGGTAGCATCTTGGGCGCAGGCATCATTGCGATACAACCCATCGCAAGTGCCAATCGCCTTCCAAACAAACAATTATGGTTTATCCTATATATCATTACTTTTATAGCCTTCTTATTATTTGGAAAGAATGGCATCGAATTTGATACCGTTGTAGCAAAGAACGGACATTTAATGTGGAAATGGATACCCACACAACCAATTTGGATTGGATTATGGGCTTTCTTTTTATTAGCGCCTTCTTGGAATTATCCACTTGGATTCGCAGCCGGATTATTTACATTTTTAATTAGTTTATATTTATATTCAAAAGATGGAACATGGGGCAGTATGTGGTGCTGGATTGTCGCTCTCTTTGTTTTATATCATTGGTTCGTTGTTTTGAAAAAATGATTTTATATTAAATGATTAGAAATTTGGTTAATTCATGAATAAAAAATTAAAAGGACAATTCTATACAATACAATCAAACTACATTTTAGATGGATTTGAAGAAGAAATAAGAAATATTCAAGCAACACGAATTATTGAACCTTTTGCGGGAAAAGGGGATTTAATTGATTGGATACAAAAATATTCATCTTTACCGGTTGAAGCATATGATATTGACCCAAAACAAAGGTATATTGAGAAAAGAGATACTCTAAAAAACCCACCTTATTATGAAAAAGCATTTATTATTACTAACCCACCTTATTTAGCGAGGAATAAAAGTATAGATAAATCATATTTTGATATGTATCAAACAAATGATTTGTATAAATGTTTTTTAAAATCAATGAAAGGGTGTGAAGGTGGAATTTTAATTATACCTGCTGGATTTATGCTGTCTCCTCGTGATATTGACTTTCAATCTCGAAATGATTTTTTATCTCAATATCAAATTAAAAAAATTAAATATTTTGAAGAAGATGTATTCCCAGATACATCCATTACAGTAATTGCGATATTGTTTCAAAAATTAAATCAAACTATTGATAAACAAGATATATTATGGCAAAAAATGCCAGATGGTTCTCAAAAAATATTCACGATAACAAGAGAAAATAAATGGATCGTTGGTGGAGATATTTATCATCTTCCCATTTATAAAGATATTCAAATAAAAAGATATATTGACGGTCAAATACTAAACAAAGATGAATTTCTTACTTCTCTTACATTAACCGCATTAGATAGTGGAAAACAATTAGGAAGAATTTGTCTGGAATATAAAGAAGGATATATATATCCGTCCAAAGATACAAGTCGGTCTTATGCGACAATATATATCAAAGGAATGGACTTAGGAATTGACGAACAGAAAAAAATAGCAGAAAAGTTTAATGATTTTATTGAAAAGAGAAGAGAAGAATATTGGAGTCTTTTTTTACCTCAATATCGTGAATCAAAAGAATATGCTCGTAAAAGAATACCTTTTGAACTTGCCTACCTAATTATTTCAAATTTGATTTTAATGAAAAATTGATTTAAAAAGCCTCTTGTAAAAAAGGAATATTATAAATGACAGATATCAAAACAAAACAAGAATTTGCTTGGAAACATCTAGGAGATTTTCCAAACCAACCGATTGATGATTGCCCGAACGATATTGAGCCGATTACAACGAATTGGGATATTGTGGAGAAAATCGATGAGGAATTTATTTCGTGGGAGCCACGAAAAGTCAGTTTATGGCGACAAACCTCGATTGCTCGGATTCCGTTTTTCGAATTTCTCATTCAAGATATTGAAGAAAAATGGCAACCGCAAAGTATTCAGCTCTTCAAACAGTTGGATATTGGAACCTTTGAAGAATCCTGGTCGCAATGGTGGTCTCGTATGAGAACTCTACCCATTTCACAACAAGTTCAGGCTGCTTGGATTCTTCAAACATTTATTCGAGCACACCCAAATCTTTATGTCTGGGTTGGTCTCAATGGTATTTCCTCCAAAGGACATCCCTTAGGAGAATGGGTTTCTCGCACAGTGTGGAATCACCCTGTTTTAGGAAATATCACTTGTCAATTACTTATTGACGAAACTTTCCCCCTTGACACAAATAATGAAGAAGATTCTCGTATGATTCGAAACCTACTTCAAGAACTGATTGGTTGTCATCAATCTATTCCCGAACATTTCATTGAAAAATGCTCCGGCTTTACTTGGAGACTACTTGTCATTCCACCCGAAGCAAAACTTCCCGGAAAAGAACAATCTCCTATCAAAGAAGATTGGGAAAAACGATGGAAGTGTGGATGGGATATTAGTGGTATGGGTTGGGGTTGGGATCTTGCTCGGCAACGGCAAGAATCTCACGCTTGGATGGACGCAGTCGTTCATATGAATAGTATTGACCGACTTTTTATGATTCCACATCGACCCATACCTACCACAAACTGGTGGCTAGGATATATCTGGCGAAGATGGATGACTTACAACGTAGCAGTGAGAGACCGTTTGCGGTTTGTTATTGCTGGCGGAATGGTAAAGAGTTCTTGGGGACTACGTGATGCCAAAGATTTGGATTTTCTCGTGTGCGACCATTCCGGTAAATTGGAAGGAAATTATCATCCAAATTTAGGTTCGCCCTTGTTGAAACATTTTCACGATTTTGGAAGAACATATTATCCTTGTGAAAAATATTTCTTCCCAGTTCGACCAGAATGGTATAAAGCACAAAAGAATTACCGGAAAAGCACCATACAAACAGAAAAAACAGAAAATACAGAAAATACAGAAGAACTGTTTGGAAGTCAATGGATACCAAAATTTAGTGCGTCTGGATTAAAAGCCAGTCGCTACTTCCCCATGCTTCAATGGCTTTGGGATCGATATCGTCAAAATGACGATGATATTCCGCCATTACTATCATTGGACGATTTAATGTTGAATCCTCAATTGGGATTTTATCGGGGTGGTATGAAATATGCTCCTATTGAATGGGAGTTTCAGCGAGACCATCTAAAAGATATTGACTTAGGATGGGTCAGTAAAAAACAAGTCGGTGATATTGATACTTATCAAAACCTTTATGGAGAAAACCCAGCATTAGGATTTACCAAACGGAATGGTGAATGGACTCCATCATTGACGTGGAAATGGAATATTTATCACGGTGATTTAATCACAGACCCTGCGACACAAGAGCCAGTTGGGTTAGAAGTGAAAATTCGGCGAGCCCCTGATTCTTTACATCGAATCATTCGAACGTGGATTAGAGAAAGTGGTTTTCCTTGTATGACAACAGAATGGAATAAAGAAAGACCGTGGCGTGTTGAAATCGTCAGTAATGGAATTTTTATCCATCATTGGAACGATATTTTCAACCAAACCATTGGGATGGAACAATTGGTCGCTCGTCAAGTATTATTGAGTAGTCTTCCACCAACGATTGAATATAAGGACAAACAAGTTCCTGCTATTTGGTGGTGGGTTTTAACCCAAAAAGGAGAAATTCATGTTTCGTTATGGATTCATCCGTGGAATGTAGGAAGTTCAATTCCACAATTAGCGAAGGGTGAGCCTTGGATTGCCGGAGGAACTTGTCAAGTTGTCTATCCGGATATTGGAAAAGCAAAATTGACATTTTGCTTGATACAAACAGAAGAAGCCTACCGGAAAGAAAGCAACACAAGTTGTTTCAATCTATCCAGGTTCTTAACCAGTTTGAAATATAAGTTTCTCGAACATAAAACATTTGACGCACAACAGACACGGTCGTGGGCGGTGGATTACTCCCCAGATTTAATTGTGCCCGATTGGGAAACACTTCCCTGGATTTCAATGATTCGTGAAAAGGTGGAACAAGAACCTTATTTACAAAGATGGATTCCAGCACCATCCCCCGCAATGTGGGATCGAACAAAAGGTTCGAAATTACAAGAAAAATTAGGGTTTGTTTATCAAGAAGACCCAACGATTCGTTGGAAAGAAGTATTAAGCCCGAAAATCAAATTGAATCGTAAATCAAAATAATTCATATCTAATGAATTCATTAAGGAAATGAATTCACCCATTACTTACAACAGTTTAGATTTAAGACAAAGTGATTACCGAATGCTACCCGGTATTGTAAATGGCGGTGGTATAAAGATGGTTTCAGCAAGTGATTTAAAACAACCGACTCCCGAAGAAAAACGTTTGTTTCCCTTTTTAACAAAAAAACAAATTGAACGATTTATTCCCTTAGCAGAAGAATATGGGATTAGTGAAAAAGCACGAGGTTTAAAGAAACCAACAACAAGTGATTATGGATTTTTAACCGTTTTCAATGAAGTCGGTGCTAAGGGGTTAGAACGTGTTCCCGCAAAAATAAGTGTCCCTCACGGAATTAGTATGGCAAAAAAACGTATTGTGGCTTTAAAGGGAAAAGTCGGTCAAATGAAGTCAATGGGAATACCACTTTACCGTGAAGATGGAAAACCGACAAAAATGCATACAATCTTGATTATGTGGGGATATTCACCCGATGCGAAGAAATTATGATTTCGGGGAAGGAATACAAGTATGACATCGAAATCCAATCGTCCCACATTTATCAAGTTGGCAAAATGTTAAGTCTTCCATATTTCTTTCGATGAGACAAAGCGAACAAGTCCCTTGATTATTTTGATACTTTTGAATTTCTTGAAGTTTTCTTTTTTTCGATGGATTCATCCTTATTACTACTTTTATTTATATTTGTTGTCTCACATAGTCTCGCTAATTCAGGGAAATTTGGATGTATCTTCTCAAATGAGATATCAGGTATGCGTTGTGGCAAATTAACTTCTGTCTTATCTCCAAATCCACCCCACGAAATACCCATAACCCACGCAGGAGGCTTCTTTCCAAAATCATTCGTCTCTGGCAACATTAATTTCGTAATTTGCGGTGCTAAACATCCTAACCAATATTTTCGTCCTGTCTTACGATATGCCGAATAAATCCAATATCCTTGGGCTAAAGAAGACACTATCAATTCATCTGGATTTTTTTGGGGGGCGGCAGCACCCATTAACATTTGAATTTCTTGCTTCTCCGGAGGTGGTCCTTCCAAATTTACTCCATCTGCCACCTTAAAATCATTCACATTTTTGGATTCCATCATCGGCTTTGTCGTTAAAGCATTTTTTAAATCATTTACGATTTGGAAACGATAACGACGATAAGCAGAATCTGCCTTGCGGAATGTCTTTTCATAAAATCCTGTTTTATCAAACCAATTCTTCGGTTTATTTGGATTTCGATAAGCATCCCACATCTGGTAAAGGGTAATCCACATTCCCTCCTTCGAATGATACTTTTGGCGCTCTTTCGTCTGTTTCGGGTTCTGTTGTTGTCTCGCCTGTGGTTCAACCAATTTACCTAAATCACCCCCTCTTGTTGCCTCAATCATTGATAAAATACCACAAACCTCATTCGCAACATGATTGTTCCACGCTGCGTAAATAGCCTCCGCTGTTGGCGCACTCACTGCCCCTTTAAATGTCCGATTCATAAATATACCCCTCTCACTGAACGTTCCGGTTAATTCTGTTAATTTTTTGGCTTCAAATGGGATAAAATCTTGATTAAGCCAACCAAGAACTTTCAATTGAAGTAATGCTGCTTCAACTGATATTAATTTAGGTGGTTCAATTAACTCATTGAGAAGTTTTCCAAGGTCTTGAACCGTATTGATTTCCGGTAAAATCATAAAGTTTAAGATATTCTCGGATAAATCACTACGACTAATTTGTGAAGGGGGGAATGCTGAAAATTTCTCTGCTTCTTTCATTGTATAGAGATAGTAGGCGAGACCCGGACCAACACGACCGACACGACCTCGTCTTTGGATTTGTTGTGCTCGGGAAATTCTTTCCAAACGAAGATGTGAAGACAGATGTTCCGGATCATAAGAATCAACCAAAGCATATCCATTATCAATGACGTAAGTATAACCTTCAAGGGTGATACTGGATTCAGCAACATTGGTGACAAATGTGATACGACGATTGAAGTGCTTTTGTGTGCGAGTATTTAATTCTTCGGTATATGCTTTGGCTTGAAGAAGTAATTTTTTATTGCGGTTAGACATATTAGCGGAGCCTTGTCCGCAGAAGAGAACAAGGGCTTCTTCGTCTCCAGATTCCAATTCAACGGTGAAGGAGGTTTGACCGCCTAATTTTTCTAGTTTGGAGCGTAATTGACGACAACCTTTCAGGGCTTCACTAGAAGAACTCACAAAAGCAAGAATATCCCCTTTTTTAGTATTAGCCAGTAAATCGATAATGCGGTCAATACTGGCAGGGAGATATTCTTCGGGATTTGTGAGTGGGTTTTCCAAATAAATGTCTTCAATGGGGAACGATGTTTTCGAACCAGCATTGATTTCAATAAAGTTATATTGCTTTCCAGCAAAATATTTTTGAAAAAGAGTGACAGGTGCTTCGGCAGACATAATGACAAGACGGAAGTCTTTACGATATTGGAAAACACGTCGTAATAAATACAAAAGGAAATCGATTTGAACGTTTCTCTCATGGGCTTCATCAACAATTACGGCTTGATATCCGGTAAGAAGCGGATCTTGAAGAAGTTTCCTAACGAGAAGACCATCTGTGGCGAACAGAAGACGTGTTTTTTCAGGCGAGTATGCTTTATCTCCACGAAATGCGTATCCAATTTCCTCACCAAGAACAACA